AAACACAAAGTCATCATCATTGATGAGGCAGATAACACAACCAATGATGTTCAACTCCTCTTACGGGCGTTTACTGAGGAGTTTAGTGGTAACTGCAGATTCATCTTCACCTGCAACTTCAAAAACAAAATCATTGAACCCCTCCACTCCCGATGCGCCTGTATTGATTTTTCAACCAATTCCAAAAGTAAACCACAACTCGCAGCAGCATTCTTCAAACGCATCCAACAAATCTTGGATACAGAAGGTGTTGAATATGATAACAAGGTCCTGGTAGAACTTATTAACAAACACTTCCCAGATTGGCGTCGTGTTTTAAATGAGTGTCAGCGTTATTCTTCAAGTGGTAAAATTGACACTGGTATTCTTGCAACCTTTAGTGATGTAAAAGTAAATGACCTGGTTAAAAAACTTAAGGAAAAAGACTTTCCTGAAGTACGTAAGTGGATCGTTAATAATCTGGACAATGATTATAATCTACTTCTTCGTCGCATTTATGACGCTTGTTACGAAACCCTTGTTCCTGGTTCTATTCCTGCTGCTGTCCTGGTGCTTGCTAAGTATCAGTATCAAGGGGCATTCGTAGCAGATCAAGAAATCAATATGCTTGCTTGTCTGACTGAGATTATGGTGGAGTGTGAATTCAAATGACCGAAGAACAACTAGAGCACGAACGGTGTGTAGATGATGACTATAATGTGATTAATCATTATTATAGAGCTAAATACTATCATCCCAATATTCCGTTCTTTCTCCAAGACGAACATGGAGATACTTATGAATTTGGGTGGAGTTTGATTTATCAGTACATTGAGAAATTGACTAATGACTAAAACAAAACTGAGAGCACAAGTAAAGTCTAGATTTTATTATGTGTTCTGGGGAACTGCTACGGTTGCTGTTGTCCTGGGTCAACTATATGTTGGTACTGGATATCGTCTTCTGCATAACGGTATGCAAGAACTGCTTAATAAAGTTGATGGAGTGCTTCTCCACTCAACACCTGATAAACCTAATTTTTTGTGATTATGAACGTTAAAGTAATTCGTATGTGGTCTGGTGAAGATGTTGTTGCCGACCTGATTAATGAGAGTGATGATTCTATCACTGTATGTAATCCTATTGTTGCTGTTCCGACTAGAGATGGTCAGATGGGATTTGCACCATGGGCACCTCTTCTTTCTGGGAAGAATGTAGATCTTGACATTGCCCGTAAGTATGTTGTTTATATTTCAGAGACTCAAGATGAGATTGTAGAAAATTATACCCAAATGTTTTCTACAATTCAAACACCAAGTAAGAAACTGATTGTATGATATTGACTGAGGGTGACGCAGTTTATGCTGCTAATAAATTTATTGATTACTATACTCAGTTCAACCGCATCGATGATTATCTTCGTTTTGTGAAAAAAGATCGTGTCAGTGAAAGGTCTGGATCTCTGTTTGATGCTGATACAGAGTTCTTTGATTCTTTTGATATGGAACCAAATGACATGAATTTTGAAGTTCATGTTGTTGATACTAATCCAAAGACAACCTCAAGATATAATCAATGGTTGTATTCTGAGACCCTGAACCTTACAGCATCTAATGCTATTGAGGAAGCAATTCCTGGCAGAACTCATAAGTGGATTGTTATTGAGACGAACACTAATAAGGTTGTTGGTGTTGTTCGCTTTGGTTCTCCGACCATTAATAGTAAGCCTAGAAATGACTACTTTGGTAAAGTCCTTCCTCTTTCTGATATTAATACTCATTTTGTTATGGGGTTTAACATTGTTCCTACTCAACCTTTCGGGTTCAATTACTTGGGCGGAAAACTTCTTGCTCTCTTAGCATGTTCTAAGGAACTCAAACAGCAGTTTGATGAGAAGTATGGCACAGACCTTAGGTACTTTGAGACGACCTCTCTCTACGGAACCACCAAGGGTATGTCCATGTATGATGGTCTCAAACCCTTCCTGAGGCACATAGGAGACACGGAGAGCAACTTCCTACCCCTCTTCCATGATGATGAGTTTAGGGACTTCTTCTGGTGGTTTAATGAGCGCAATGGTGGCGAACGCCTGATTCCTGCAGACAAGTCATCCAAGAAACTCAAGATCCAAACCAAGATGATTTCTATTATTCGTAAGTCTCTGAAGGATGAGGAAAAACTAAAGCAGTTTAATGATTGTATTGATCATGCTAAGTCTCTGACTGAAAAGAAAAGATATTACTTTGGTCAGTTTCAGCATTCATCAGAAGAAGCAATTTTTTGGTGGAAGAAGAAGGCAACTAAGAGATATGAAAAACTTAAGTATACTAACAGACTTAGGACTGAACTTGAGGTTTGGAAACAAGGAACGGATTTGGAGATTATTAGATAATGGAACTCAAAGATTGGTTGAACTCAATTAACTTCACAAAAGAAGATCTAACAGAACATGTAAATGACTATCCTCCTTACATTATTAATCGTTGTTTATCAGGTCACCTGGATTGTGTAATGTTTGCTAATGAGATGAACAAGCATCACTTCCTTGAAAAGGATATGCAATATTCATTTTATCTAAATACTTTGAGAAAGAAAAAGAGATTCTCTCCTTGGCTCCGAAAGGATAAAGTTCAAGATTTAGAATGTGTCAAACAATACTATGGATATAGTAATGAAAAGGCATCACAAGCTCTGAAAATTCTTACCAAAGAACAAATCAACTACATTAAACAACGACTTGACATTGGAGGACGCAAATGACTAATACTGTAGAACCTACGGTTGATTGGTCTCAAGATCAGATGGTGGAGGTTCTTTTGAATGAACCTGATGACTTCCTAAAAGTTCGTGAGACATTGACACGCATCGGAGTGGCATCCCGCAAAGAGAAGAAACTCTATCAGTCTTGTCATATCCTGCATAAGCAGGGAAGATATTTCATTGTTCACTTTAAGGAACTGTTTGCGCTGGATGGCAAACATGCCAATCTGACTGGGAATGATATTCAGAGACGCAATCGTATTACCAGACTTCTGGAAGACTGGGGACTCATTACGATTGTAAAAGAAAATTCTGTGACCGATATTGCCCCTTTGAATCAGATCAAGGTGCTTGCATATAAGGATAAGTCGGACTGGGTTCTGGAGCAAAAATATAATATCGGAAAGAAAGGAAAGACCCAAGAAACCGAATAAATAAACCTGCGATCTTTCGTGCGGTCGCTTCAAAAGTCGGAACACCCAAGACCTCCCTTGACACGGAGGTTTTTTTTTGTTATGATCTTTCTGAAATTAAATTTATCATGAGAGACCTATCCAACATTCCTCCTGGACAAACTCAGTGTAGTGTTTGTGGAGTATTGAAGGAAAACACTGAGTTTACATTCTACAAGAATCGTCATACTGACAATGGTTATCGTTTGATGACTAACACGAATTGTGTATCCTGTCAGAAAGAAAAGAGTAAAGAAAGGAGTGCAATCCGAAAAAAATTTAAAAATATCAAACCCCCTGAGTTTGGAACTCCATGTGACTGTTGTGGTAAATCAGTCCATAGAAACTGGCAATTAGATCATTGTCATGATACTGGAGAGTTTCGTGGATGGTTGTGTAAGCAGTGCAATACTGGTTTAGGAAACCTTGGAGACACTTTGGAATCTCTTAAACTTGCTGTAGAATACTTAGAAAGGTCAAAAGAAAATGCAAATCCCGGTCAACTCAATAATCTGTCAAGATAACGTATCCTTCTTGAAAACCCTTCCTGACAGTTGCATTGATATGGTGGTTATGTCTCCTCCATACGACAATCTAAGGGACTACAACGGATATGACCTGGATCTTCATGGTCTTGGAGTAGAGCTCCTTAGAGTCCTCAAAGACGGTGGTATATGCGTCATGGTGATTCAAGATGCCACCAAGGATGGAGCAAAGACATTGACCTCTTTTAGAACCATTGTTGATTGGTGCGACAATATTGGATTCCGTCTGTTTGAGTGCAATATCTATCATCGTCAAGGAACTGAAGGAGCATGGTGGAAGAAGAGGTTCAGGGTTGATCATGAATATATGCCAATCTTTTTAAAAGGTAAAAGACCTCAATACTTTGACAAAGAGAACATCAAGATTCCTTCTAAACATGCCAATAAGGTAATGACTGGTGCAAATATCAGAACAAAGAATGGAAGAACTGGTTCTAGAAAAGTAAAGATCAATCCTACCAAATGTCCTGGAACTGTTATGACATTTGGAAATACTTGTGGTGGTGAAAGTAAATTAAAGAGTCAGCATCCAGCAGTATTTCCAAACATGCTTGCTTATGACATGATTGAATGCTTCTGTCCACCTGACGGTATAGTTCTAGATCCTTTCAATGGTAGTGGAACCACTACACTTGCAGCAAAATGTCTTGGTAGAAGTTATATTGGTGTTGATGTAAGTGAAGAATATAATCAGATCGCAATTCAAAGATTGAATAGTGAAAAGATTGAAAGAAAGAAGGTAGAAAAAACCCAACAAAATAGTTCGGACAACCTTTTGCAATTTTTTTGACAATCTTGTATAATTAGTAGTGGATGCCGAAAGGGTCCACACAATCAAATCTCGCTTTAAAAAGGAGTAGTACAATGACTAACCTCACACGCTTTACAGCGTCAGATCTTCCTGAGCTATTGGATAAGATCTCTAAAAATAGTATTGGTATGAATGAATACCTAAATAGAGTGTTCGACTTACACGAAACAACGTCTAATTATCCTCCCTACAATTTGATTCAAGTCAGTAACGTAGAATCAAGACTAGAACTAGCGCTCGCAGGCTTTAAAAAGAAGCAGGTAAATGTCTACACACAAGACGGAAAACTCTTTGTCGAAGGACAACGAGAAGATGGAGAAACTA